AAGAAGATAGTTTCCATTAAGAATGCGAGCCATCTTATTAGCAATCATGTCTAAACTTTCACGAGCATACTGTGGCATGTTATAATAGTTAGGTGATTGTCTCATCACTGCCTTGATGTCCTGACTAATCTGACCTACCACTTTGTACTGTCCGTACTGTCCTTCTCTTGCTGCTAGTGTATCTTTAATCTCCATACTGTTTCCTTAAATAGTTAATTGATACTGGCATCTCGTCAAAGCTACCATCGTTTACTTCGTTAAGCATCCAGATACCAGACCAGCTACCATTAGTCTGAGGAGTTAGATAGTCCTCGTCATGTTGATAGAAGATACCAGCAAAGATACCAGTGATGCCAGCACCATCAGCCTTCTTACTGAAGGAGATAGCTCTGTCTTGAACGTGTCCCATTATACACGACATGTGTTTCTTTTGCAAGAGAAGATTAGGATTACTTACAGGTCTACCCATCACACCAGATGTGAAGTAGTGGCTGTAAGCTATACCATTAACAATAGGTACATCAAGAAAGTCTTTGACATCCCAGTTGTATTTCTTTAGATTGAAGTCATCATAGCCTATCAAACCTTCTAGCTTTCTATCAGACTCGATAGCTCTGTCGATACGCTGTTCATGATTACCTATTAGAAATATCTTCTTAGGTTTCCATACCTTCTTCTTGTTAACCTTCTGTTTCTTTTGCTCATCAATGATAGGCTTCATGAATACATCCATAGCTTTGTTACCTGCTTCGATGTCATCATTGTATGTCCTACCCTCAAACGCTTTCTTACCAATGTCATACACAGACAGGCTAGGCATGTCCCAGTGATCTCCTAAGTGGACAATCACATCAGGCTTAGTCTTAACTGCGTACTGACCTGCCCACTCTAAATGCTCAAACGAATGTCCAGGCTTACACTGTGTGTCAGGGATTACTAAATGTCTCATACTGATCTCTCCAATAACTGTAAGTAATAGACCGCATCTACAACTACCAGAGGGTCTGCCTTGTTTTGTTTAACTACTAACACAGGTTCTCTATCTTCAGGACAGTTGTCTTTAGCCTGAGAATAGAAAGCATATAAAGCCATAGACTCTCTTGACTTACACTCAACAGATATCTTTAGCTTGTCACCTGCCAGTTGAGAGAACAAGATGTCCTCACCTCCAGCACCCATACTAGTAGACCTTACATCGTCTTTGGAAAAGGGAAAGAGTTCGAGGATCTGGTCTCTGAACCATTGCTGTAACTTTCTTCCTTTCGCTTTTGCACTTTGCGTTTTGATGTTGACCTCCCAATGTTTAGAAATTTATCTAACCTTACCTTCTTAATGCCAGTGATCCAGCCTTTAGGTATATGTATTCTAGCATTGGATTGATCGTGAGATATAGCAGCAGCTAAACAGATAGCTTCATCTGTTTCTTCTACCACAAATCCCACGCTTAGACAGGGATGCACTTCTGCTTTAGTGTTTGTTTCCCATCCTGCATCAGCTACAGCATCAACCCATTGGACATAACCTACTGTGAATTGCTTGGCGGTTTCCACAATTGCTTCTCTTGTCTTCTTATCCAAAGCAGCCTCGCTCTCTCGGTTAGTTTATCAATGTCGTTGTCGTAAGCAGATAGAACCTCGTCAAATAATTGTTGTTCACCTTCGCAGTCTTGTAGTATCTTGGTGGCTTTTTTAATACCTATACCTTTAAGTCCTGGAATGTTATCAACACGATCACCAGTTAGTATCTGCGTATAAAAATTTCTTATACCATCTTCTTCCTTTACATAATATAATTCTTGTTTAACAAAGTTGTAGTGCCAACCGCGTAGCATGTCCAAGTCTTTATCAATAGACATGACACACGAACGATCTTCAGGCAGATCATAGACGGCAATGCCTATAGCATCGTCAGCTTCTTGACCTTCTACTAACTCAAAGCCCCACTTGCTAGTGAGATACTCACGAAGTGTATCATAATGCACAGGCTTTCTAGCCTTAGCCCTGTTACCTTTGTAAGTAATCTCAGTAGCTATGTCTTGTCTGTAATTTGTCTTCCCTGTTATGAAACCAAAGTAAGCCTCGACACCTTCAACGCTTAGTAGGTTGTCGATAAAGTGTCCCATCCTAGAGATGGCAAACTTCTCCTCTTCTGGATCATCAACGGAGAACCCTATCCTGTAGACTAGGATGTCCCCATCAATGAGGGCTGTTACATCCTGCATTGATGGGGCTTTCATTACAAGGCTTCCTCTAAGTTATCATCAAGAGCTTCACCATCAGCCTCATACACAATCAAGTCAGTGATGACTAGCTTATTGATACCTGCGGATACACCTGCCTTACCTTTGAACTGATAAGCATATGGTTTAATCCACGCTACTCCCTTTGATCCATTACCTACCTTACCTGCTACGCCTGAACCGTCTGGCATCTCAGTCTTGATAGGAAACTTCTTAGACTTAGCTACAATATAGAAGCCTTTATCTTCCTTGCGCTTCACTTGAATACCTTGATCCTCTAGTGCAGCAACTGCACCATCAGATAGGTTACACAAATCAACCTGATACTTCTCAGACATCTGGTTGGGTGTATCAAGGAAAGCCCACATGATATCAGCTTTTACCTTTATTGCTCTTAGATCTTGCATTGTACTTCTCCTTAGTGTGTTGCTGCCCAATTAGATCCTACTTTATACTCGCCATCGAGTGGACAACGTAGCCCTAGTGCGAGTCCTGCTTCCTGAATTGCCTGTATGCCAGCTTGACCTACAGATTCTGAAAGTTCTTTTGTCGTTTCTATCTGCCATTCATCATGAACATTAGCTACAAACGAGGTGTCCATTATACCACATTTTATCTTAGATTGCAAGAGTATCAAAGACTTTTTCATCACGATACTACCTGCTGCTTGCAACAAAGTATTGAGTGCAGAGTGTTGATGACGTACCTGTAGCTTACGTCCATCGAGTCCTGGTAACCACCCACGTTTAGCTAGTCTGCTGACCTTGTTCTTAAGGGCAGACAGTGCAGGTGTGTTGTCTAAGAAGCTGGCTATTAATGAAGCACCTTCAGCCTCACCACCTCCCACAATGCTACCAATCTTAGCAGGACCAGCACCATATAAGAAGGCGTAGATGAAAGTCTTTGCTTGATCTCTATCATTAAGACCAGCACTAATCATGTTCTTTGTATGGATGTCACCCTCTAATATCTCTCGTGTGTACTCATCGTCACGCATGTAGTGTGCAAGCATACGTAACTCCAAGCCAGAAGCATCTATCCCTACAAGTACATTACCATCCTCTACTGTCCAACACTCACGACACTCCTTACCAAACGGATTACCTACCCTCGGCACCTGTGCCAGATTAGGTTTGCTGTGAGTCATCCTACCTGTCACCGCTCCGTTGGTGATGATCTTACAATGAACCCTGTCGTTGTTATCTGCATGGTCAATCCATGATTCAACCTGAGCCAACCGTTTCTGTAACAGTAAGTATTCTGCAATGAGTCTAGCTTCAGGTAAGTCAATAGCTTGTAATACTTTCTCATCTACAATCACCGATCCTTTCTCTGTGTGTTTAGTTGGCTTCCAACCCATGACCATTAGACGTTCTGCTATCTGCTTACGTGATCCAGGATTGAACACTTCTACTTTATCCTTAAGTCTTTTACCTGTCTTCTCACTAAACCTTACAGTTACAACAGGTCTGAAAACTTCTTGTAGTTCTTCCTCAATTTCGTGTAGTCTTTTCCTCCAACCTGCCAGAAGGAACAACGCTTTCTTAACATCAAGTTTAAATCCTTTCTCTTCTTGTTGTTTAACGATAGAAGCGACATCATGTTCGATATCCAATGAGTCACCCCATACCAGTAGATCATTGCTAAGACGTTTATATAATGTCTCGGTAACAGCCACGTCCTGTTTGCAATAGCTGACCATCTCTTCTGTAAGCCCACCATCAAAGTCTTTAAAGTCATCCTTGTAGTTTCCTAGTCTTTGACCCCAAGCTCTGAGAGAGTGTCCTCCCTCCTTGTGTGGGCTCAGTAGTCTTGACATGACTAGCGTGTCTGCCATTTTGTGATGCTCCGTATCGATACCCCACACTTTTTGTAGCACAGGCTGATCGAACCCTATAATATTGTGTCCTATCAACGTGCTTTTTTCTGTTAGGTATTCTGCTAATTGATCTTTCTTTTCCCATACTATTACCTCCTTAGTTGTTAAGTCTTTAGTGACAGCACACCAGATATGAGTGGCTGTGCTGTTAGTCTCGATGTCAATGATGATTGATCTCATAGTACATCTTCCTCTTCGTCTTTACGTTCTACCATTCTACCAGAATCTAGGTCATAAAGCAAGCGACACGCAGGACCAGTGAGTCCAGAGAATCTGTTCTTGAGTACACGTACATGAGTGGTGTGTCTCTCAAGTGGATCATCATCCTGACCATTACGTTCCAACCCAATCACTAGGTCTGATAGCTGTGCGATAGAACCAGAGCCACGTAATTGTGACAAAGATGTGGCAGCGCCTTCCTCATGTCCCTTACCATCAGGTCTCTTGAGATGTGACACAACGAACAATGAGATACCACACTCAGCCACAAGCATACGTAGCTTAGTCATGATCTCATCAATAGACTTACGCTCATCACCTGACCCCTGTGCTGACACGACTATGGATACGTGATCCAAAAACACGAACTTACATCCCAAACCTTTAGCGAGAAAGCGAACTCGACTCAGGATATTATC